TCACTTTGATTCAATTTTGAAACTTTTTTTAACCACTAAAATCATGCAGCTAATCACTTCTGCAATGAGGTTAAGAGATAGCACGATAGCAAAAAGTTCTAAAGCAGTAAATAGCTTGCCTTTAGAAGGGATAAATTCGTGCTGAGGATAATTTACTAGTGGTATGTCATAATTACGTAAATAGGGAAGGAAGATTGTTACTGCCAGACACATGACCAGTAATTTCAAATCTAATTCTAAACTATCTAAATAGTCCGTAAAGTCTGTGCTTTTCTCGCCCTTATTAATGACAGCCAAAATTCCGAAGATAACGGAGATACCTGCGGCAATACCTCCAAGTATTGAACCTATTACTCCAGCAGAAGCCTGCTCAAGTAAGGTATAAATGGTTTTATCAGTCGATGCTAATGCTAAGCACAAAAAGAAGGTAGCTATAGCTTTAATCCAGACAGTTAGATTTTGCATTTTTGAACGTATACCTGTTTTGATGTAATGCTATGATCTCTTTAATATCATTTGCTGAGTAGCCATCAAGTTCAATTTCTGATATCTCACCTTCGATCAGCACGATTTTGGCTGTCTGATTACTGGATACCGTAGTAGATTTTGACTTGAGTGTCTTACGTCCTTTAATCAACCATGACCCGCCACCATCTTTGACCCAGTCAACAAGAGTCTCAGCCCAATGAGAACCTTTGAGTTTCAAATTGCCATCTTTGTTTTCAAAAATAGTGGTCACAGTATTTGCATTGGTATCTTTTTCAAGCTTCCGTAAATCATTGGTTAACGCTTGCTTACTGCTTCCGAAGATATTCGGAGTAATCAGCGTAAAGCTGACTTTGTCGATAAATTGAAGCCTATGGTATTCTGACCAAAAATCTTCCATTTCAAGACAAGGCTCTATAAATATTCTAAGTCCTAACTGAGCCAAATAGTCGTTATTGGCTAGATCTTCAAACGCTTTAGCAACTTGTTGCGCATCCTTGAAAACAGCGGTTTTCCTCTCAACCAGTAACACCTGCTCTACTTTGTCCCAAATCCATACGATAGGTGGATAGTTGTCTACATCGTACTCTCGAAAGTCTTTATCATGTCCTTTAATCTTTTGCAGCTTTGATATGACTCCAGCCATAACACCATCAGTAGGTTTTATGCTCAATTTCAGGGTGTAACTAGTTTTCTTATGAACGGAAGGTGTTGATGACGTCATGTGTAAATTTTTTGCAGCGATAACCATAGCATTTTCAAAATGAGAGATATCTTTCTGAACAGTTCCTTTCGAAAAGAGGTCTGGATCGCGCGGTCTCATTAACACACGTAAGGCATACAACTGCATAAGAAAACTCCTGTAAACTATTTGGTTTCATTATTCCATAAAACCAAGCACTTTCAAGAGCTTAATTTTCTTTCAATTCTGTATGCATATACAGTATCATTCAATTTTGTAAAATTCAAACCTTGATTTTTGCCCATTCCTTACCACGATCATCATGGTATTTAGCTGTCTGGTTAGGCGATTTATGTCCCAGAAGTTTTTGGGTGTCGACGCCCTGAGCTTCGTAAAGTCGCTCAGATAAAGATCTTTGTTCATGGAATGTGGCGGGCGAACCTTCACCCCAGTCAATGCCTGCTAAATCCCTCGCTTTACTGAAATTCATCGTCAATGTATTGGCTTTTACTTGCGCGCCACGTTCAGCCTGTGAAGTAGTACGAAAAAAATGTACAAGGTATGGGCTGACTGCATAGTCACGGCAGCGGGCTACTACATCGCGTAAACTCCAGTTAATTGCATTGAGGCGAAGGGAAAGCGGGATGGCGATTTTGCTCCCGGTTTTTTCTTGGATGACGTGAAGATGATCATCCCAAATATCGCTAAATTTCATACGTGAGATATCACCTAACCGTTGGCCGGTAACCAGTGCTAACAGCATGGCATTCCCCATATAACGATGGCGGGCATCTGCGATATCAAAGATTTTTTGCCATTCTTCAAGACTTAACCGTTGTCGGGTAATTTTTCTTCTGGGTTGTTTGGTTGCCAGTGCTGGATTATAGCCCGGAGGGACTTCCCCATAGTGTTGTGCCTCCTTGAATACATCAATTAGAACGGAGCGGACTACTTGCGCCATCCTCGGTTGCCCGGCAGTGATATACTCGTCAAGTAATTGTGCTATATCCCTTACATCAACTGATGAAATTAATTTCATTCCTGCTCGTTCCCTGAGCAAGGATACTGGTTTGGCTTTCTGTTTATAGGTGTTTAGCTTTATATCGCCACTTTCCAGTCTGTCATCCTGGATTGCTTGATAGCGATCTAACCAGGTTGACGTTGTGATTGCTTTTCCTTTGCTGGTTGCGATCCTGTCACTGATAGCCAGAATCTGCCGGGTTCTTTGCTCAGCCAGGCGTGAATTTGCCTCAGTGGCAATAGCAATGGCTTCAGCTTCGTTTGTGCCTAAAGAATGAAACTTCCCGGTCACTGGATGTTTATATCGCCAATAGACTTTATTTACTTTTCTACTATAAAGCGGATACAAGTTCGGGACTGAAACATTATTTTTACGTGGTCTGGCTGCCATTACTTAAAATCCTTTGTAGAATAATAGAATCATTTTTCTTGATGACAGGAGTAACTAATTCCCCAACTAACTCTGCGTCCTCACGCACTCGCCATAGTCGACCTTGTTTCATTGCCGGTGGACAAAATAAATTCTGCTTAGCATAACGACGCAATGTGGACACGCTTGGAGGATTACTTCTGTATTTTTCCGCAGCCCATTCCTCAAGTGTCAGCATTTGAAGCATTTTTGATAACCTCATTTCTTTTGCTACAAAACTATTTCACTAGTTAATTTCGCTGTCTGGATTGTTTATGCATCTTATGCAGCTCTTTAAAGCGTTCCATAAACATCCCGTAGGCATGGCCCGGTGCCAGTGGAATCACGTTGAACATCTCTGTTGCCGGGATGCCTTCCAGCACAGGCCAGAAAGAGCCATCATCAAGCCCGAGATCGCGGCGTTCGGTTGCCAGCATGATGAGATCGGCATATTTCACGGGCGTACTCATAACCGGGGGTAACCCGTATTTCTCACGGATTACGGCGTCTATTTTTTCTTCCATCTGTTTATAGTCAGGAAGAAGGCGTTTCAGTGGAGCGGGGATGTCCTGGCAATACACTTCTGTTGCATCATGCATTAACGCTTCAAAAGCAAATTCCTGCGGTACCAGTTGGCTGCAAAGAACCGCATGTTGGGCGACGCTGTAGAAGTGTGAAAGATGTCCTGCAAAGCGACAGATATTTGAAAGGGAAAACGCGATATCGTTAATAACGATGTCGTCTTTATTTATCCTGTCATAATAAAAATGCTTCCCAGAAAAAGTTTTAATAAATGACATTTTGTTCTCCACGTTATTTGCGCTGCACCGCACTGAATTCTGGTAAAAGGAAGCCCTCACCATCCGGCGATTATTGAGTTAATTACGTTTCCATAAATGCCCCCGCAGGGGCATTTGCAGTAATCAAATCAGGCGGTGAAAGTACCAATAAAGGTTTCTACTTTGCTGTCTTTGAATTTCTCAACAAGCAGATCGCGAAATTCGTTAGCCATTTCTTCCTGCACCGCCTCCAGCTGAATAATGCGCAGAACAAGTACAGGACGATCGCCAGTGATAATGCTGAGGCGTAATTTAAAAGAACGTTCTTTCAGACCTTCAAACGGAACGCATTTAAATTCAAATGCCACTGGCATAATGTCTTTGGTCTTCGCTTCGACAGACTCCATCAGGGAGCGTTTGCCGCTGAAGTCATTGTCTTCAAAATCAGCAGTCTGGTTCGCTTCAATTGTGATTTTACGGATCGCCGCAGCCGCTTTGGTTGCCTGAATGGCGTCACCATTAGCATCAAAGCCCACAAGGTTGTCGGCCCAGTCTTCAATCCATTCTGCCAGTGATTTCTGGGAGTTACGCTCGCCGTGAACAGACAACAGAGCAGAGAACGGTGCTGTCTTTTTCAGTTTGAGAGTGGCGGTGTTATCTGCGTGGCCTGGTTCATCAATAGTACCCAGGTTAAGCACACTGACGGCACGCATATTATCAGCATCGATAAAGCAGCGGGTGCCTTCATCTGCAAGATCTTTAGAATAACGGGTAAAGTCATCAATGCTGGCAGTGGAAAGCGCACCACGGAAACGGAAGCGATTTAAATTAAATTTTTCCAGGTCATGAATGCGGAAATTCTCAGGCAATGCCACAGCATCGGCACCAATCTTACTGATAATTTCATTAACACCCTGAGCAGAAATAAGGGCATGGATTTGATTAATTGCGGTTGCGTCTAAGTTCTGAGACATAATAAGTCCTCACTATATAAAGATATTCAGTGATGAGATAAATAATCAGTTAATTAAAAACGATATTAACGACCTGCTGCGCGGAGTTTTCCGTCAGGTTCACCGGCAAGAGTCAGTAACTGTCCCTGGTCTTCCTGCAGAATAGTCAGGCGACCACCGCGATTGACATACATCGGCGTTTCGGTGGTGTCTTCTTCGGAAATTTTCCCGCGGTTAGTCGGGCGAACATATGAGAGTTTGTGTTTGATTTTCACTCGGTTCTCATCAAACGGTTCGATTTCCAGGTTGAGTGAGACCTTACCTTTGGTTTTCGTGTTCATCACACCGGAAGCGACTTCACTGAGAACTGCGCCGATTTTGGTTTCAAATACGCCGCCGTCCAGCTCCCCGATAAATGCCTGCACATCAGTACTGCGTTCGCTAGCCATTTTGCTGCTCCTCATCATATCGACCCTGCAAGGCCGATTAGTTTCTCCACAAAACAGAGAAGAACACCTGCGGTGGCAGCCGCCCGGATGGATTGGGTTATGAGCCCGTCGTCCGGTGATGCTCTTCTCTGTTTTGTAAAAAGGACGGTACCAGCCGGAAGCAAGGGTACAAACTGGTACCGCCAGGACTACACACAGCATAAAGTTGTGGTGCCGGGTGCCTCCCGGTGCCTGGCGAAGGTTGCACACCAGGCGGGTGGGTATCCACAGAAGGTCGACTGTCAGCCTCAACCTTAACCCGCGTGCGCTGAGCCGCATTCACCACAACGCTAAGGATTCTCTCTGGTTGAAAATACTTAGCTGTTATGTGCCTGCTTTTAGCCACATCAGGCGAGGTGGACCTAGTTATTCCCCAACAACAAGGATTCGGTTAATCTGGTTATCCCCAACAACGCAAAAGGAAAAGAAATGTCCGGTAATATCTATACGCTGTACAAATCCCACTGTGAAAATGTTGGAAAGTATCGGGGCATTGAAATCAGTGGGGTAGTGCCATCAGTCGAAATAAGCAAAGTTGAATCAAGGGCAACATTACTTACTCTTTTGGACCTTGTCTTACATGAGCACCGGAAGAAATTCGGCACTCCCTATAATCAGTTGAATGGGAAAAAGGCTCTGGTTCACCTTATTCTGATGAAGCATCACTGGATGCCAAAACAGATTAATGAGATGAAATTTGATGAACTTCTTCTTTCAATTCAGGATGAACTCACACTTGATAAAATAAGCGTAACCGCCCAGAAATTTTTAGATTATCGAGACTGGAGATCACAAATTCATCACTTTGATGATTTTGACGAAAATGAATGGGATCCTAATTTGTCTGCACAATATCTAAAGTAACATCCTGTGATAAAACCGTGATTTCCTGATCCAGTTTTTTTAAGGAGTCTATTGTTTCCTGTCGATAAGACAGCACTTCACGAAGCTGGTTTATAGCTGCCAGCTTCTTTGTCATCCACTCATAAATTTCCTCATCTGTGTAGCCAGGCGCGACGATTTTGGGTTCTGTTTTGTGCATTTCACATCTCCTCAAGTTATCAGTTACTTGTTGATGGGGACCAGATTGTTAAAGAGCTAAGCGTCCTGTAGGGCGCTTTTTTGTTGCTAACGAATCATCCTGGACTTCATATGCCCCAGGCGGCTACTTCGTGGGCGTCCTGCCTGTTCGTTTTTGACATTTACTGACTGCTTACGACACATGCACCGTGTTGCAACCAGATTTTGTTGTAATCCTGTAGTTGGTCTGGAACAAAAGATAAAATTAAATTGCGAAATATGCAAGTGATATTTGCGAGATATGCAAATTTATAGGTAATAAAAAGCCACCTTTCGGTGGCCGATGGATGGGATATTGAGGTTAATTATGTCTCTTAAGGGTTTGCGACTGACTGATTAAGACCTTTCCAAAGACCATGAATCGGTGTTCGTTTTCGCTAGTAATTCCCCATTCACGGTAAATCTGGTTATCAGAAATCACCAGCAGTTTGTCAGGAATCATTTGAAGTCTTTTAACGTATATTTTGTCATCAAAACCAAAGACATATATACCATCACCATCAAACTGATTGATGCTGACATCAACGAAGATGAGATCTCCTGGCTCAATGGTTGGACACATACTGTCCCCACGAACGTTGATAACTTTGATGTGATTGGCTGGTCGTCCGCCGAACATTGATACAGCATTATCAGTTCTGTATTCGATGGCATGAATCACATCAATGACATCACCGCCCTGGATAAGGCCATTTCCCGCACTGGCACTGATATCCAGCATTTCAATACGGAACACATCCTTCACCTGCGCAACATCCTCATTATTACTGTTTTTATATACAGTATTACTTTTGTGGGCAGAGGTAAAGAGATCAGCAATATCAACACCTAAGCTCTTGGCAATATTACTCAGTGTTTGTTCGGTAAATTGTTTTTGCTTACCCGTTTCTAAGCGCGAGATGTTCGCCGCATCTACTCCTATCGCTTCAGCGAGATCGGCGATTTTCATGTTCTTCGCTTGGCGAAGTTGTCTGACTCGGTTTCCTATGTTCATGCGTTTATTACATTTCTTTATTGCGTGATAAGCAAATCAACTTGCGCAAAATAATTGCGTGAAATAACATGCATAACGCGCAATATTTGGAGGGCGTATGCAATCACCATTACGAAATGTGCGTAAGGCGCATGGTTTCACTTTGCAGCATGTTGCTGCGGGTGTTCAAGTCAATCCAGCGACGTTGAGTCGTATTGAGAGGCTGGAGCAGATTCCATCTATCGAGCTTGCAGAACGTTTAGCCAATTTTTTTAAGGGTGAAGTCAGCGAAATGCAGATTCTTTATCCGGCACGTTTTCAATCTAGCCAAAACCAGAATGGGTTTAAACCACAGGAACAGGAGGTGAACCGTGGGTAAGCATCACTGGAAAGTAGAAAAACAGCCTGAGTGGTACGTGAAAGCTGTCAGAAAAACTATCGCAGCGTTGCCGGGGGGGTACGCTGAAGCTGCTGACTGGCTGGATGTAACAGAGCACGCATTATTTAACCGCCTTCGTGCCGATGGCGATCAGATTTTCCCGCTGGGATGGGCAATGATTTTGCAACGTGCTGGTGGAACTCACTTCATTGCTGACGCTGTGGCGCAGTCTGCAAATGGCGTCTTTGTGTCTCTTCCTGATGTCGAGGATGTGGACAACGCCGATATCAACCAACGCCTGCTGGAAGTCATTGAACAGATCGGCAGTTATTCAAAACAGATTCGTTCAGCAATTGAAGACGGTGTAGTGGAACCGCATGAGAAGACAGCAATTAACGATGAGCTGTACCTCTCAATTTCGAAGCTGCAGGAGCATGCAGCTCTGGTCTACAAAATCTTTTGCGTTTCAGAAAGTAGTGACGCCCGCGAGTGTGCAGCTCCGGGCGCCGTGGCGTGTCGTGACTGTGGAGAAACTAACGCATGAACAGTTTAACAACACACTACCGTCGCTCGCAACTGATTGCGCTTCCTGTACCGGGTGGAAAAGCGAAGGTGGAGTATTGCTATGCAGTAAATGTACCAGGTGACAGGGAAATTGTAACCCACAGCTTTGCAGAGTGGGCTGTGGGTGATTTCAACCGGCAGAAGGAGACAGTCCTTTGCGACAAGTTAACCGCTGGTTCAAAGATCACTACGGAGTGCCCGTCAGAGTTATTCGTTGGGAGCCGGAAACACAACGTGTTATCTACCTCCGCGAAGGCTATGAGCATGAGTGCTTCAGCCCGCTCGAACAGTTTCGTCGTAAATTCAGGGAAATAGAGGTCGGTCATGAGCACTAAATTAACCGGCTATGTATGGGATGGTTGCGCTGCATCAGGCATGAAATTATCCAGCGTGGCAATTATGGCCCGCCTGGCTGATTTCAGTAATGACGAAGGTGTGTGCTGGCCATCAATTGAAACCATTGCCCGCCAGATTGGCGCGGGAATGAGTACCGTCAGAACGGCTATCGCACGGCTGGAAGCAGAAGGCTGGTTAACGCGTAAGGCGCGTCGCCAGGGTAACCGCAATGCGTCGAATGTTTATCAGCTTAACGTTGCGAAGCTTCAGGCAGCGGCATTTTCTCAACTGTCAGATTCTGACCCGTCAAAATCTGACGCATCAAAATCTGACCCGTCAAAATTTGATGCGTCGAAATCTGGCAAAAAAGCGGGTTTTCACCCGTCAGAATCTGGCGGGGATCCGTCAGTAAAATCAAAACATGATCCGTCAGATAAAAAAAATTCTCGTCCGGACGCTTCGCAACCGGACACGCAGACGGCTGAACAGGAGTTTTTAACTCGCCATCCTGATGCGGTTGTATTCAGCCCTAAAAAGCGCCAGTGGGGAACGCAGGATGATTTGACCTGCGCACAGTGGCTCTGGAAAAAAATCATCGCCCTGTACGAGCAGGCCGCCGAATGTGACGGCGAGGTGGTTCGTCCCAAAGAACCGAACTGGACAGCCTGGGCAAACGAAATTCGCCTGATGTGTGTGCAGGATGGTCGTACTCATAAACAAATCTGCGAGATGTACAGCCGCGTCAGTCGCGATCCGTTCTGGTGCCGTAACGTGCTCAGCCCGTCGAAGCTGCGGGAAAAATGGGATGAGCTTTCCCTGCGCTTATCGCCGTCCGTCAGCACGTACACCGAAAAACGCGAAGACCCGTACTTCAAAGCCAGTTACGACAACGTGGACTACAGCCAGATCCCGGCAGGATTCAGGGGGTGAGCATGAGTCTTTTGAATGACGTTCAGAAATTCATTGAAGCCCATCCGGGCTGTACTTCCGGAGATATTGCGGATGCTTTTGCCGGTTACTCACGGCAGCGCGTTCTGCAGTCAGCAAGCAAGTTACGTCAGAGTGGGCGTGTGGCTCACCGTTGTGAAGGAGATACACGCAGACATTTCCCGCGCCTGACTGAGAGAGCGCAGGAACCGGAACCACAACCAGTTCGTGAAACCAGACCTGTGCGCAATTTCTATGTCGGCACTAACGATCCCCGTGTGATTTTGTGCCTGACCCGCCAGGCGGAAGAACTGGAGTCCAGGGGCTTATACCGTCGTGCTGCAACCGTGTGGATGGCGGCATTCCGTGAAAGCCACTCCCAGCCAGAACGAAACAATTTTCTGGCGCGTCGTGAGCGGTGCTTACGGAAAAGCAGCAAGCGCGCTGCATCGGGTGAAGAGTGGTATCTGTCAGGGAATTACGTGGGGGCTTAATGAGTAATAAATATTGCCAGGCGCTGGTGGAACTGCGGAACAAACCAGCCCATGAACTGAATGAAGTGGGCGATCAGTGGCGCACGCCGGACAACATTTTCTGGGGAATTAACACCCTGTTTGGCCCGTTTGTTCTGGATCTGTTCACTGACGGTGATAACGCCAAATGTGCCGCGTATTACACGGCGGAAGACAACGCGCTGGCGCATGACTGGTCAGAACGTCTTGCGGAGCTTAAAGGTGCTGCCTTTGGTAATCCCCCATACAGCCGCGCCAGTCAGCATGAGGGGCAATACATCACCGGCATGCGTTACATCATGAAACATGCCAGTGCCATGCGTGATAAGGGCGGGCGCTATGTTTTCCTGATCAAAGCTGCCACCAGCGAAGTGTGGTGGCCGGAAGATGCAGATCATATTGCTTTTATTCGCGGGCGTATTGGTTTTGAACTGCCTGTCTGGTTTATCCCGAAAGACGAGAAGCAGGTACCGACAGGAGCTTTTTTCGCTGGTGCTATTGCTGTTTTTGACAAGACCTGGAAGGGACCGGCAATCAGCTACATCGGGCGCGATGAACTTGAGGCATGTGGTGAGGCGTTTCTGGCGCAGGTTCGCCAGCAGGCGGAAAAACTGGTCAGGGAGATGGCAGCATGACGACGTTAACTCAATGCCAGCAGCAGGTGCTGGATATGCTGATTTCTTATCAGAAAGAACGTGGCTTCCCGCCAACCAATCAGGAGGTGGCAACCATGCTGGGATACCGTTCAGTGAATGCAGCGGTGGAGCATCTTCGCGCACTGGAGAAAAAAGGCGTCATCACGATAAAGCGTGGCGTGGCCCGGGGCATCACGCTTCATACCGCGGTGAAGGACGACGACAGTGAGGCGGTCGGGATTATCCGCGCACTGCTTGCCGGTGAGGAAAACGGCAGGCTGCGTGCAGCCCACTGGTTACATGAGAGGGGCCTGAAAGTATGAAGCTGATCCTGCCTTTCCCGCCCAGCGTGAACACGTACTGGCGACACCCCAACAAAGGGGCGTTTGCTGGTAAGAGCCTGATAAGCGCGGCGGGGCGCAAATTCCAGAGCGCGGCCTGCGCAGCAATAGTTGAGCAGTTACGTCGTCTGCCGAAACCAACGTCGGCACCTGCTTCAGTGGAGATCGTGTTGTTTCCTCCGGATAACCGGAGCCGCGATCTGGACAACTATAACAAGGCGCTGTTTGACGCCCTGACCCACGCGGGTGTGTGGGAAGACGACAGCCAGGTGAAAAGAATGCTGGTGGAGTGGGGACCGGTTATCCCGGAAGGGAAGGTCGAGATAACTATCAGTAAGTATGAGAAAACGGCGGGTGCAGCCGCCTGATTAAGAGGAGAAACGAAGTATGAATAATCTGATGGTCATTGATGGTATTGAAGTTCGTCGTGATGCTTATGGGCGTTACAGCCTGAACGATCTGCACAGGGCTGCCGGTTCTCTGGATAAGCATAAGCCTGCATTCTGGCTCCGCAATGAGCAAACTGAACGTTTAATAAGCGAGTTGCAGATTTGCAACTCGGTCAATATAGAGCCAGTTAACGTTATTCGTGGCGGAAATAACCAGGGAACGTATGTCTGCAAAGAACTGGTGTATGCCTATGCAATGTGGATAAGCCCGTCATTCCATCTGAAGGTGATCCGTACTTTCGATATGGTAACCAGCACACCGGAAAAATTATCCGGGCAGGCTGCAGACAAGATGCAGGCTGGCGTGATCCTGCTGGACTTTATGCGCCGGGAATTAAACCTGTCTAACTCATCAGTGCTTGGAGCCTGTCAGAAGCTTCAGGAGGCTGTTGGCTTACCGAATCTGGCACCGCGCTATGCCATTGATGCTCCTGCTGACGCGCCTGATGGCTCAAGTCGCCCCACGCTGTCGCTGAGTGCACTGCTGAAACAGTATGGTATCCGCCTGACGGCTAATCAGGCATATCACCAGATGGTGAAACTGGGGATCGTCGAGCAGCGCGAACGATACAGCCGTACCGCGATTAACAACATCAAAAAATTCTGGTCGCTGACAGCGAAAGGTTGCATGTTCGGCAAGAACATCACCAGTCCCGCAAATCCGCGTGAGACGCAGCCGCATTTCTTCGAATCCCGATTCCCTGAGCTGTTAAAGCTGCTCGATACCGTTCATTGAGGTGACCGTGAGAGCACTACTGACCCCTGAAATTGCCCCGTGTATGGGGATCGTATTGTTCAGGCCAGGTTCAGAGCTGATGCCCCTGTTTATGCAGGGGCGTGTCCTGCTGGAGCCTGAGCCGGAACGTTATTCATCTTTCGCCAGTGGTGCCGTTCCGGCGGCATCACAACCGCTGGCGGATGATCCTGCCGTTCGGGCCGTGTTCCGCAATGAGGCAGTGATCCGTCGTGCTGGTGGCGTGGAATGTCTTGAAAGCTGGTTACTTCGTGAAAAAGGCTGCCAGTGGCCTCATTCCGACTGGCACAGCGAGAACATGACCACAATGCGGCACGCGCCGGGCGCAATCCGTCTGTGCTGGCACTGCGATAACCAGTTGCGCGATCAGTTCACGGAACGGCTGGAATCAATGGCAACGGATAACTGTGCCCGCTGGGTGTTATCTGTTGTGCGCCGTGATCTCGGTTTTGATGATAGTCACGTTGTGACAATGCCGGAACTGTGCTGGTGGCTGGTTCGTAATGACCTGGCGGATGCCTTACCGGAAAGTGCAGCCCGTAAGGCACTGAGATTACCGAAGCCTGTTGTGCCGTCTGTTACCCGGGAAAGTGACCTTGTGCCTTCGGTTCCTGCCACCAGCATCATCCAGGATAAAGCGAAAAAGGTGCTGGCGCTGAAAGTGGATCCGGAGTCGCCGGAGTCTTTTATGTTACGCCCAAAACGTCGCCGCTGGGTTAATGAAAAGTACACGCGCTGGGTTAAGACACAGCCGTGTGCATGTTGTGGAAAGCCTGCTGATGATCCCCACCACCTGATAGGTCACGGTCAGGGTGGAATGGGAACAAAAGCGCATGACCTCTTTGTGTTGCCTTTGTGCAGAAAGCATCACGACGAGCTGCATGCGGATACCGTGGCATTTGAAGAGATGTATGGCTCCCAGCTGGAGCTGATATTTCGTTTTATCGATCGTGCGCTGGCGATCGGCGTAATTGCGACAGCTTAAGTGTATGGAGCGCTGAGAAGTATGAATCAACAAGACTTGAATTTTGTCAGAATAGAACTACGTCGTGCGCTGTTTGACTTCTCTGGGGGGACAAAAGGGCAGCTTGAGGCTTTCACTGAACACCCACCAGCAGACAAAAATGCCACTCCACGCCGTGGAATTCATCTTGTCGAACTCGAAGGTGATAAGGGACCACGCTTTGTTAACTCGCTTTCCGCGCCATTGTACGTGCAAGAAACACGTAGCCGCCCCAGGCCAATGCCGCCGATAAAAGATGTAGAATTTGAGTCCGCGCCGTGGCGTAGGGCAGTGTCCGCGCTTAGTGGATACCAGCAGGCTTGGTTGCGGTACTGTTACGGTTTTGACCTTAACTATACGCACCAGGTGATGATGTGTGAATACGTCTGGAAGGCTTATCAGAAATGCTTGGGTAAAAACTCACTTCAGGAGCGCGTAGTAAAAAAACTAATAGGCCTAGTATGGCTTGCAGGACAGGAAATTGCTGCAACCCGAAACAATGAAACCTATAAAGACTACGCTGGTGCGGCGCTGGCCCGTATGGTTAGCGTTGACCGTTCGACATGGTTGCGCGTCTATTCAGGCCACTGGGCTGGGTTAAAGGCCGCTTTTACCCAGCTTGATGAGTCTGCGCTGGCCATGGCTCTTGAATACTATGAGGATGAAGAAGCTCTCAAAGTGGGAGAAATATGACGTAAATTTCACTATCTCCTTCAAACGCGCTTGCAAAATACAACAAAATAAGCCATATTGGAAGCATGTTTGATATGTTGCCAAAGTTTTATAAACCCGCCGACGAGCGGGTTTTTTGATATGCGACATAACCTATAACATTTTTTATAAAATAAAATATAATTGCTTTACCATTATCCTGTGAGTTGAGCAAATGTATATATTTGAATTGACCAAACCTGGCAACTGGCTTGAAAGTGAAGACAAAGAGTGGTCTTGGAAAATAGAACGGCTTTTGGACCATCTTGAATTTGCATTTTATGAGGCTAATGTTGCATTAAATTTATTTATGCAGCAGCAAAACAATCAAATAGAACAACAAGGGGTTTCGCAATTGCAATGGGAAAAAGAAATGCAAGAACGAAGAACCATCGAAACACTAGTTCGTGAGGAGTTAGGTTTATCCCCTTTTGAGAATCCTGAAAACATACAATTTGAGGTGGACGCGAGGTTTAAACGAGAAAAGTGGAGTTCTGGTGAAATTCCACGTAGCCACAAACATTGTGTGATTTTTATTTATGCAAAATCTTTTCTTTATTCTCTTGATACTATTGATAAATTTATAAAGGTTATTTCGAATGAACCTTATGCTCCTGAGTCGATAAAAGCCCTACACGATCAGATAGGTAAAGATTTTCCTGATCTCAGAGGGGTTAGGAATTCAACTCAACACCTCGAAGATAGGGCTCGAGGGCTTGGCGCAGGGAGAGAACCGAAGCCTTTGAATCTCCAGCCTATAAGTAATACCTTCATAAATGCACCGCAAGGTGCTTTGATATTAAATAATCTGAATGGCACCAAATTCGGGTCAACTATGTCTGATGGTCACTATGGTGAAGTGGACATTTCACCTGAATCGTTATCAAAAATGCAAAGTATTGTTCAGGGCGTTCTTGACTCGTTTAAGTGGGTTGGTAATCAGCAACACTTACCAAGTTAACTAAACTTAATTATTCATATTAAGGCTGCCATATGGCGGCCTTTTTATTCCCTTCACTTTTGAGAGGATTCACAGCAATTAAGAGGGGGCTAAATGTCCGATCCGATTTCCGGCACAGGGTTAGCTGCTGGAGTCCTGACAGGCGCTAGTGTTTATGGACTGCTGACCGGAACTGATTACGGTGTTGTATTTGGCGCATTTGCAGGGGCTGTATTCTACATCGCAACAGCAGCAGATCTGAGTTTATCGCGTCGACTGGCATATTTTATCGTGTCGTATATTGCCGGAATCCTTTGCTCTGGGTTGGTTGGCTCCAAGCTGGCAAACTTGACCGGATACAGTGATAAACCTCTGGATGCTATTGGTGCCGTAATCGTCTCTGCTTTAGCCGTTAAAATCCTGACGTTTCTGAATAACCAGGATATCGGTTCGCTGGTGGCGCTTATAACGCGCCGGGGAGGTTCAGGTGGAGCTAAATGACCCGACAGCAACTATAAATGCGCTGTTATGTGCTTGTGTTGTTATTACTCTGATGTTTTATCGTCGTGGTGATTCGCGGCATCGTCCTTGGGTTTCACGTTTAGCCTGGCTGATTACTGTTACATACAGTGCTGTTCCGTTGGCCTATCTCTGTGGGATTTATCCCCATTCCTCATGGCCCATTATCGTGGCGAATACTATTTTTCTTTCCGTGCTGGTGGCCGTCAGAGGCAACGTTGCACGTCTGGTTGATCATCTGAGGCACTAATGAACCAACAATTATTTCAAAAGGCGGCTGGTATTAGCGCCGGGCTGGCTGCGCGCTGGTTTCCGCACATTGATGCGGCGATGAAGGAATTCGGCATTACAGCACCAGCGGATCAGGCAATGTTTATCGCTCAGGTAGGCCATGAGTCGATGGGGTTTAGCGCCGTAGTTGAAAATTTTAACTACACACCATCTGCGCTGGTGGCGTCGTTCGGAAAGAGGATTACACAGCAGCAGGCTGATGCCCTTGGCAGAACATCCGGACATGCAGCTCGTCAGGATGCTATTGCCAATCTTGTGTATAGCAACCGACTGGGTAACAAAGCACCAGGTGATGGCTGGAAATATCGTGGTAGAGGATTAATTCAAATCACTGGCCTCCATAATTATCGCATCTGTGGCGCGGCGCTGAAGTTAGATCTGGTGACTTCACCTGAACAACTGGAACAGGAGCTACAGGCCGCGCGCTCAGCTGCATGGTTCTACACCTCTAAAGGTTGCATGGTCTACGGTACCGATATTAATCGTGTTACGCGCATCATTAACGGCGGTCTGAACGGTATTGAGGATCGTAAGGTTCGATACAACAAGGCGCGGGCGGCGCTGCTGGTATGAAGATGAGTTATTGGGCGCTCATTTTAACGTTTATTGCTTGTATTGCTGGTGGTCTTGTTTGGTCAGCGAATCACTATCATGGAAAGTTTCTGGAGGAGCAGAAGCGTGCTGACGCTGCGGAACAGCGAGCTGATTCTACTGAGGCTATCACCGCGAATGTTCTGCGTACTATGGCAATAACGAACATCATTCAGGAGGCGAATCAATATGCAAAACAGCAGATCGCACTGGAGTCACAGAGAACCCAGGAAGATATCAAAGTGGCTGTTGCGGATGATGATTGTGCTTCACGTCCTGTGCCTGCTGCCGCTGCTGACCGGTTGCGGAAGTACGCGATAGACTGGCCCCCTGAA